GCCTCTTAGTTTAAAGCCCTGGTAAGAGGCTGCCTCCGCCGCCTCATTGGCAGCTTCTGTTGCTATCTTCTGAGCCTCTGCATAAGCCAACTCATCCTCTGCCAGCTGCTCTAATATGAGTTCAAGTTCCTTCTGCTTCAGCTGAAGATCCAGGCTGTCCTTAAAGGCTTCCATCTGGTCCTTGATTGCTTCAGTATTGCCCTGCAGTTTTCCGGTTGTGGCATCTATCTGAAGTCCCAGCTCTGGATACTGCTTATTGAGCTCTGCCACGGCTGTGTACAGCTCATTTTTCTCAGCAATGCTCAGATGCTCTTTTTCATTGAGCTCTGTTACTCTGTCGCAAAGGTCCTTGATGCTCTCTGTCTGAGCCTCATATCTCTTTGTGGTCTCATCTATAGTCTTCTGACCCTCTTCGACCTTTTCCTGAAGATCTGCAGTCTTTGTTGCAGCATCTTCAAGAGTAAGTGAGTAACCTACTGCTGCTCCTGTAGCAATAGCCAGCGCAGTTATCATGATTCCTATAGGATTGGCATTTGCCGCTGCATTAAAGAGCCACTGTGCTACTGTTGCTCCTTCTGTTGCGGTCTTGAATGCTTTCCATGCGGCCACAGCTTCAAGCACAAGCTTGCTGGCAAGCATTCCGGTCATTGCTCCTGCAATGGTTCCGGTGTTATTGATGATCCAGGTGAATGCATCGATAAGAACCGGAAGTGCATCCTCTCCCAGGTCAACTGCATTCTCGATAAGATTTCCCAGGGCATCACTCATCTTGTTGAGGGATACTCCGATATCTCCATTCTCAACAGAGTTCTGAAGACGTCCCACTGCATCTGTGGCAGCATCGACTCCTTCCTTCAGGTCCTCTCCGAATATCTCATATACTGATATGCCAAGTCCCTCAAGAGCGCTGTGAAGTATTGTGATCTTGCCCTTAAGGTTGTCCTGCATGACATCGGCCATCTGCTTGGCAGCTCCGGTTGAATTATCGATAGCAGTACAAAGCTTCTCAAAGTCGTCATCAGAAGAATTGACGATAGCAAGAAGGCCAGTCATTCCAGTTTTACCTGCAAGCATTGCTGCATAAGAGGCTTTCTCAGCATCTGTGAGACCATCAAATTTGTCCCTCATCTGCTCCATCATTTCCATGAAGGTGTACATCTCGCCCGGTGATTTTTCAAGTTCAATCCCCAAGTCTTTCATGGCCATAGCACTCTCTTTTGTCGGCTTAGCCATTCTGGTTATGATTGATCTTAAAGATGTTCCGGCATTTGATGCTTTGATGCCGTTATTGGCCATGAGGCCTGTTGCTACAGCCATATCCTCGATTGAGTAGTGCATAGCTCCAGCAATTGCACCGGCATACTTAAAGGTCTCACCCATCATTGCCACATTTGTATTGGCATTTGATGAAGCTGCAGCCAGAACATCTGCAAAATGTCCAGCCTCTTCAGCTGACATTCCAAAAGCAGTAAGGTCATCCGTAACGATATCGGATACCATGGCAAGATCTTCACCGGAAGCTGCTGCCAGGTTCATGATCGCAGGAAGACCTGCAAGCATCTGGTCAGCTTTCCATCCGGCCATAGCCATGTAGGAGAGTGCATCAGCTGACTCGGTAGCTGAGAACATTGTAGTTGCTCCCATCTCCTTAGCCTTTGCTGTCAGCTTCTCAAGGTCTGCTCCTGTTGCTCCAGAGATGGCCGCTACCTTGGACATGCCTGCCTCGAAAGAGGATCCTACCTCAATGGCATACTGAGCTGCCTCTTTGACTCCGTTGGCCAGAGCTTTTACCCCTGCAGCTATAGCCTCAGCTGTGAGAGCTCCCTTAACGATATCTCCAAAGGTACTTGTCTTTTCTCCGGCTTCCTGAACCTCGTTACCATATTTGTCTATGGATGTAGCACAGCCATTAAAACTGTTATTTGCCTCATCAAGATACTTGTCATTCTGGATAAGCTCATTGTTGAGGTCATTAAGTTCAGCCTCAGCATTGTTCTCTGCAGTCGCATACTGCTTTATTTTCTTTTCGCCGTCTTCATACTTTGAATTTGCTTTAGTGAGTTCTGCCTCAAGAGATGATAAGACTGACTTCTGCTCCTCCAGCTCCTCGTTGGTAGCTTTTCCGCTCTGCTCCATTGCTTTCAGCTTTTCCTTAGCCTCAGCAACTTCCATAGTATACTTATCTACAGCAGTTCCTGCTTCCTCCTGGGCCTTCTTGGTCTCTTCGATCATCTCAGCATAGGTCTTTGCCCTCTTACCTAGCTGCTCCATCTCCTTTGACAGGATTTCATGCTTTTTCGATAATGCCTCCGTACTGTTGGCATTATTAGAATTTTGAGAATTGCACAGCTTCATCTCAGACCGCAGCTGTGCCAGGTTAGTTTTTATGTTCTTTAGGTCATTATTGTATTTAGACGCACCCTCTAAGACGATGCTTCCACCGATTTTTTTATTTGCCATCTCGTGCCTCTCTACAGCTTGTTGATATCGGCTATGGGCTGATGGAATAATTGATATTCCTTCTGCTCTTCCTCGATGTCTTTATACAAGCTCTTCTTTGCTTCAAAATTCCAGATTGTTCTGTATGCGTGGAACATTTCGCTCCACTTGGCAAAAGTGAGGCATTCCAGCTCTTCCTGTGAGATAAAGAACCTTGACCTCCCCATTAAGTACATCCACTCAAAATCTAGTTCTGTGTCTTCCTCTTCCTGGGTGTTATCTATTCTTCTTCTTTTTTTTTGATGTCAAAGCACTTCATGAACAGCCCATGTACCACCATCTTCATGAGAAGTGTGTTAAGCTGCAGGGCATAGACTTCATCTTCAGTAATGAACTCAGTCTCTCCCTCAAGCCTCTGGCCTTCTTTTATCATGAGATATAAGCCCTTGACCATGGCATGAACAGAAGCCTCAGTCTTTTCCTTTACGATGCTTCCATCTTCCAGTCTCTCAGGATTTCCGTCTTCGTCATACTTGATCTTCTGGCCCAGGAGCTCCCTTTCAAAAGCAGTGATGCTCTCATACTCTTCCTGGATCTGCTCAAGAACTCTCAAGTCACAGAATGCCGGATATGTTATGCCTCCAAGTGTCACATGGTCTACTTCTATCTTTCGCATTGTCTTCTCCTAAAAAATGGCAGCGATAACGCATTAAATGCGCTACCACTGCCACTGATACAGTCCTTCGCATCAAGCTGAAGGTGTTGTGATGTTAAGGTAGGTCTTAACATAGTTGATGGCTGCTTCTGCAGTCTCAAAGGTCTTCTTCTCTTTCCACTTGCTGTTTTTGTCAGCAATGGCAAGACCTTCCTGAGAAGGAGTAACATAAGTGATTGACTCACCTTTTGTTGAGAACTCCTCAGCTGCCTCTGTGAACTTAACGCATGTAACGATAGTTGCAACAAAGGACTTGATGCCGGATACAGTCTGAGCAACAACGAAGCCAACTCCTACATAGTTGGACTCATCTGTTGTCTTGTAGATGATCTCTCCGTTTGATGCATCGATCTCATGTCCGTACATTGTGTTTGCTGCCTGGATAGGCAGTGTGTTGGTGTTCAGAGTAACGTTAGCATTCTTGAATGCCTTCTCGTACTCATCCTGCTCATCATCTGCGTAGAGTGAGCCTTCAACATAGTTTGGTGTAATGTTTACACCGATGGCCTTGCCACACTGGAAGCCGTTGCTATATACACCGGTCTCCTTGTTGTAGGAAGCCACAAAGGGCTTTCTAAGTCCATAGTATGCCATACCTTCTTACCTCCATTGTGTGATTTCTACCACGAAAGTGGTGTGTCTCTTATACTTGACCGTATTGGCATTGGTCTTATAATCCTCAAGTCCAGTAAAGACGTCGGTTACGACACATTCATCCTTGCTCTCAAGGTAGTTTTTAATAGTTTCTTTTAATTCCATGTAGTTGTAAGTCTGTTCAGTATAAAGACTCACATACAGAATGGCTGTGTCGGCTTCAGGTGCATCATCGGCACAGATCTCCGGTACCTCACTTGCATAAGAAAAAGTGATGTAGTTCTCATCGCCACCTGTGTGTAGATCAGGCTGCACCTTAAGCCCTGTAAGCAGCTCAAGTCCCATAATAAAATCATTGACATTCATTTAGCTCCTACCTCCTTCTCCCAGATGTCCTGCATCTTCTTCAAAATTTCTCCGGAACAATTTGCAACAGCAGGAGCCAGCCACGGACTTGGCATCTGGCCGACTCGGCCATATTCAAGCCAGATGGCTTTTAAGGCATTTGATACTGGGTATCTCTTTACCCTGCCTCCTGTATATCTGCTGAATGTGTTGCTGGAGTATCCTGAAGGATATACGTTAACGATCCAGGCATCTGTCTTGGTCTGCTTAGGTTTATTTTTCCTCACAGACTTAATCATGTCAGAATCTCCTGAGTGCTTTACTGCATGCCTCATTGAGCTCTTCACTGACTTTTCCAGGATAGGAGCGCACTCATCGAGCGCATCCTTTGCTATCTTGTCAAAAGGCTTGTCAGTCAATTCTTTCAAAAAATCGTCTGGGATCTCTAAGTTAAAGCCTGCCATTATACAACCTCTATACCTGATATCTTCACTGTCTCGTTCTTGTATTGAACATTGTCCACGTTTGTGATGTTGAAAACATGGTCATTGAAAATAAGTCTGAAGTCCTTGGAATTAACGCTGTCCAGCTGAGGATGATGCCTGAGCTCGAATCTCACAGTGTTCTGAGCAGCTGTCTCAGCTGCAGCCCAGAACTCTTTTCCGGACAGTTTATTCACATAGGCATAGTTGGAATAATAGGGCTTCCAGACTTCCTGCTCAAAACCGTCCTTGTCCCTTTCAGTGGTAAGCTGCTCGATGGTTATGAGGTTTCTGTATGCTCCTGCATTCATGACTCCTCGCTTTCCGATGATGGCAACAGGTTAAAGTCATGCGCTCCAAGAAGTCCCTTGACCACCGGATTGACTTTGTCCTTGTTTACACTCACCTCTCTGTTATCGTACATATCAGAGACAAGCGCAAAGAGCACATAGGTAAGGTCCTCATAATCGTCAAGCTTTCTGCCATGCTCATCAGGTTCATCTACTCCGTTGATGCCGGTATAGCTCTTGATATAAGCAATGGCAGCGGCCTTGAGTGTGTCGATATATGAGAGCTCACTCTCACTTAGAACTGCTTCGTTTTCCCTTAGCTGTAGACACAGCTCGCTTCTTGTCACCTGACTTATTATCATTTTTGGTTTCCTCTTTTTTGGTCTGCTTGGTCTCTGCCTTATCGATCGTCGGCTTGGCTGGTTCGTCCTGTTGCGACGTCGCAACAGCTTCGACCTTGCGGGCCTCATCAACTCTTACGGCATACTTTGCAGCAATGAGTTCAAGGGCAAGATCATCGGAGCAGTCTACAACCTGCCCCGGTGATGGTGCCACTTCCTTACATGCAAAGCTTGTCAAAGCTTTTATTCTCATGCGCTAACTCCGTTTTTCTGAACCAGAGCAGCCACAGCCTGCTGATTCTGAATCTTACAATCAGCCTCAAGCCATGCAACGATTCCGAGAGCATGCTGTGTTGCATACTTCTCTGTGAGTACCTGAACAGAGTCCTCAACAACCTTAGCGCCAAGAGCCTTGCCAAAGTCGCCGTAGTAGATGGATGTATTGCCAGCTGCTACCTGAGGCATCTGATCTGATGTGTAAACAGGCTTTCCAAGGAGTGTTACTCCGAAGTCCTGTGTAACATCATCGAGAACATAGTATCTGTTCTCTCCGTCCTTAAGGTGACGGATCATGTCGAGTGTGTCAGGATGCATTACAAAGATAGCGTTCTTCTGGAATGCTGTCTTAAGCTTTGACTTAAGAGAGATGATGTCATCCATTGATACAGCTGAAGCTGTGCCGGATGTTACCTTTCTTCCAGATGCAAGTGTTGAAAGACCTGTGATACCTCCGTTTGTGCCGATAAGAGTCTCACCGTCAAGGAACAGAGCTGCTGCCTCTGCGATCTTATCGATAACGAAGTTTGTGAGGTCCAGGTCAGTTGAGTTGAGAAGGCTCTTAGAAATCTTAGCAAGAGCTCCTGCAAGGAAGCCTGTAAGATTTACAGAGAGAAGTCTTGTGCCCTTGGCCTCAAGCTCCTCAAACTCTGTAGCATATGCCATTGTGATGTTGTCGTTGGCCTCATCGACATAAGGGATTGCTACTGTGCCCTTGATGTTGTACTTCTCAGCCTTTCCGAAGACAGGAGAGATGTCATAGATCTTGTCGATGATCTTCTTTGCGATTGTTGTAGGGATAACTGCTCCGTTTGCAGTCTTGGTGATGTTCTCATCACCTGATCTTCTGATGATGCTAGCAAAAGCTCTCACATCCATCTCTTCCTGTGTCTCCTTAGCTGCTGCCTTTGGAGCATCAAGGAAGGCTCTTGTCTTCTCATCAGCGCCAAGTGTTGCATCGATTCCCTTTACTTCCTCAGCCTTGGCATCAAAATCAGCCTGCTCTTCAGCTGTGAAGGCTCTGGTCTCTTCAGCAACCTTGTTGGTGAGCTGAGTCATGCCCTCGATGAGCTCAGCTCTTTTCTCCATCAATGCTTTTCTCTGTTTCTCGTTCATCTTTGCTTTCCTCCTTGTAGTTAAGCATTAAAAAAGGGCCTCATCAGCCCAGAGTTAATAGTGCTATTTTGTTTCTGTAGTATGAATAGTCATGATGACCTTCATCTTCATTGTTTCCGGCTTCACCGGCTCTTTCCTCAGGCTTTCCTTCCGGAGCAGCTGCCTGTTCAGGCTCCTGCTTCTCTTCAGGTTCCTGCTTCTCTTCAGGTTCCTTAGGATCCTCGTGGTCCTCGACGTACTCAACATTGTCGTCGATTGCTCTTGTGTAGACAGTCTGTTTTCCTTCCTCCGCTCTAGCGTGGATGGATGTGCCTGCATAGCAGGGAGTGAGCCTGTCATCAATGACCGATACTTCTATCAGTCTGAGCTCTGTGATTGTCCTTCTCTCAATGCCCTCACTATAGCTTTCTCTATAGTCAAGATCATTGAAGCCAAAGGACCAGCCTCTGAGCCTCTTGTTATTGGCTGCTGCCACTGTCTCAGGGTCTGTGATGGTAGCTCTGGCATGAAGGCCTATGCTGTCCTCTTCCAGCTCAACATTCACACCGGTCTCACCTATCTGATGGTCCTCCTGATGGTTAAGCAGACAGAGGATAGCTCTCTCCTCTTTTTTTGCCTCCTCCAGAGCTCTTCCAAAGGCTCCAGGAGCAATCTGCTCAACAAAAGGATAGCCGTATTCATCTGTGAGCCTCCTTGAGTCCCTGCCGACAGCGTTTACATACCCTTCAATCTCGACGGTGTCAGCTCTTATCTTTACTTTCATCTTCGTCCTCCTCGTTTTCTTTGTTTTCAGTTTCTTCTGCAGGTCCTGCTGCCGGAACATTGCTGTTGGCCTCTCGTGCAGGGTATTTTGAAGGGTCCTTCACGTTGGCAAACTGGTTCATGTTAGGTATGAAGATATCCCCTGACTCAGGATCATACAGAACATCGTTAAGTCCCATCATAAAGAATGGTATATCGATATCAGACAGGTTCTCCATCTTCCTGATCTCACTGATCTGCAGGAACCTGTTCTTATATCCGATTGCATAGGCCTCGTATCTGGTCTTGATGTCTGCCTTGGTAAGGTCTGATACATCAAAATCAAAGTACTTCTTGCCCTTCTCCTTCTCCAGGAGCAGGTCTTTGTTGAGAGCCTTTGTTATCACCTCCAAAATAGGGATGATACAGAACTGGATATACTGCTTCCGGTGTTCTTCGGTAGCTCCTCCGTTAAGGATCTCCGGAGGCATGTTGAACAATTTGCATATCTCTATGCTATTGGTCTTCTTATTCTCGTTGAGCTGCATCTCAGTGGATGAGTTTGAGCTCTCATGGAACTTCACACCATTATTCAGGACAACAGCATTCTCATTGTCATCTGAATACATCTTGTTGAAGCCTTCCTTAAGGGCCGTGATGGCATCATTGTCGAGCTTCTTCTCAGATTCCAGGAAGCCCTTCTTATTTCCGCCTCTCTTTACAAGTTTTCCCTCAAATTTAAGGCTCGTATAGACTACAGTGAGGGCCAGATTGGACTCTTCCACGAGTGAAGTGCCCTTATATCCGTTGGTCGTGTTCCTGCAGATCTTCAAAAACTGATATGCCTCGTAAGTCTGACCATTTACGAGCACTTTATAGTCCTTGAAGATGGGATCCACTCCCTCAATAAAGCTCACTTTGTCACTCTCAACATAGTTGATGGACAAAAACCTGTTGCCTCGCTTGTTGATGAAGGCATATCCGCCTTTATTTGTGAGATAGTCCCTCACAAGCGCCTTCTTAAAGTCAGCTCCATTGAGTGAATCTCCTGTGTCTGTGTTCAGAAGGACCACTCTGTCATCATCTGGTACCTCGATGACTCCATCCTCTTTTTGCTCGTAGAGTTTTATGGGTATTATGGAGATGGTGTCGCAGATCTTATTGACACATCCTGCAAAAGAAGGTATCTCCATGGCCTCATCAAGACTAACTGAGCCCTTGTTAAGGATGGCCTTGAGCAGCACTTCTTCAAAATTCACGGCTTCTGCTCTCTCTTCAACTTTTTTCTTCTTAAATGGCCACATATCCTCTCCTTAAATTACCTGTACGGTAAAGTTATCACTGCCATAGAGCATGTCCTGCTGTACCAGGTAGATGGAATTGATGAGTGCCACTACCATATCCACCTTTCCGGTAGACTTTTTCTTGTTGACATACTTGTTCAGGTTGGTATCTTCCGTACATCGTGCATTTTCAAAATTTATCTCAAGCAGTCTGTTCTCATCGTAAAAGAAAGCACCTGCCAGGATCTTCTCTTTAAGGAGCTTGGTAGGTGCATGGAGTATCTGAGAGTGCTGCTTAATCTCTACACATTCCATGGCCACATTCTCAAGCTTCTGAATTGTTGACAGCGCATTCCATCTGTCATATCCCACTTGCTGTACATCCACTCCGAAGGTGTCCTCTATGGTCATGATGTATCTCTCTATCTCACCATAGTCCACGACCTCATCACCACATGGAGTACAATAGCCTTTTTTAATCATCGACCTGTAGTCGATCTTCTCCTTCTGGGACTTGATGTCTACCTTGTCCTCAGGAAGGAAGCCCATGACTCTTGAGTAGAGAACATCATCCTCTACAGTGGACATGGCCACAGCTGTGTTATCGTCTGAGAGTGACAGGTCAAGGCCCAGCCACACCCTTCTGCCCTTCCACCATGCATCATCTCGTGGCCTTGCCTGCTTTTTGACCTTCTGGATATCTATATATCCCTCAGCTCCGAGAGACTTGTAGAGAATATTGCAGTGCTTACACAGAAAATTCTCTCGCTTGTTCTCGTAAAAGATGGCCGTTGAGCGCTTACGCTTAAGCTCTTCCAGGATATAGTCATGAGTCACAGCTACAGGATTGGCCTGAAAGAGGACTCTGTCATCCGTCTGCCACTTATCACCTTGCTGAAGCTCATTGTCTGGTTCATACAGGAGAGAAAAGACTCTCCGGTCCTCAGACAATCCGTCCAGCACTCTCTTGGCCGCATCTATCTCAGTTATCATTGCATTGTTATCGTTTGGATACTGAGTAGAGATTATAATGCCAAGCTTGTTGAACAGCGTTATCTGTGAGGAGCGCATGGCCTCAATAGGGTAGTCATCCATATTGCCGGCCTCATCTGCCAGGAAGGCATTGGCAAGAACTGAGTCCATGCTGTCCTCCGAATAGGCCAGAGGAGTGTACTCGTTCTCGTTTATCAGGCACCTTACCTGAGAGCGTAGGTTCTTAAAGGCAGGATCCAATTCATCCGATAATGCCGGTGAGACCTTAATAATCTTTCGCACGGCCAGCTTAAGCTCTGAACTGGCTCTCAGATCCGGCGCCACTGAAAAGAACCTGGAGAAGTCAGGCTCTGTCAGCATCAACAATATGAAAATTACTCCGCTGTTGAATGTCTTAAAGTTCTTACGAGCAATCTCCAGGAGAGTAGTGATATAGAATCTGGTCCTCTGGGGAGCGCTCTTCATTATTGTGCAGAAGGTAGCTGTTATCATGAGCCATGCATAAGGCTCAAGTCCTTCGTGAACTGTGCAGTGAAGGTCAGGATGTATCATCACCCTCAGAAGTCTCTCCATCCGCTCCACAGCATCAAGATCTATCTCCGCATCCGGGTCCAGGTCATCAGCTATGTTTATCCAGTTCTCGCATTGCTTCCTCACATACACCGGTGCATAGTCTGGATGGTCCAGGCACCATGCAGCGTATTGATAAGCTCTGTGGTCATGATCCATATAGTGCTCTCTTCAGCTCACTGGTATTCTTCTCCGGTTTCTTTGGAACAGTCCTGAGAGCTGCTGTTATGGTCAGCCCATTCTCTCTGTCTATCTTCTCCCTGTGAGTTCTCTTTCTGTCTATCTTTAGGTCTATGTTGTCCAGTCTCTTCTTGGCCTTGGCCAGAAGGTCCCAGTACTCTTTTTCATCATCAAAGTTTTCCTTCGCTGCTCTCAGCTCCTCGATGTCTTTCCTCTGGGCCTCGGCCTCTTCGGAGAGCTTCTGTATCTCAGCATGGAGCAGACAGTAGGTGTTGATCTGGTTGTTGTAAAGATCATCGTCCTTCTCCATCACCTTCAGAAGCTTCCTGACTCTCATGAACTCCTTGTGAGCTACCGGATCAGCCTTGACGGAAGGACTCTCTTTCAACCTGCTGCCGGTCACAAGATTTTTTTCGCTCTTCTCTCTTAAGGCAAGCTCCTTCTTGGTCCTGTGACTCTTCTTTTCCATCTTGATAACATTTACTGGTTTTGAAGGTCTTCCTCCCATATCTACCCCCTTCCCCCAAAATCGATTTTTTCATTTTGGGAATTTTTCATGAATAAGGG